TTCCGATCTCTGACTCCCCCCCGTCGGAAAATTTGCAATTTTTGGCGGCCGGCCGGAGACCGGTGGGTGGCCTCGACAAATCCGGGAAAAGTCGCGCATGATGAAAAATAAAAAAATAGGGGTGAAAAAATGGCCGAAAAAAAAGCGGATATATTAGAAAGCTTAAAAGAGCAATTGCGAAAAAAGCAGGCAGATATATCTGTATTTAATGACCTTTTAGACGACTATATGACCCTCTATGATGTCAAAAAGAAGCTGAAAACCGATATCAAAAAGCGTGGCGTGACGTACGAAACGATGTCTGCAAGTGGCAAGGCGAAGATCGTGAAACAGAATCAATCTGTCAAGGATCTTGTAGCTGTAAATAAACAGATGCTCATGATACTGGACAAGCTGGAACTGACAACAAAAGAAACAATCAAGGGGGATGATGATGAGGAATTGTGATCCGCGTATTGAGACGTTCATGGAGGCTGTCGAGTCTGAGAAAATCAGGACTTCCAGGGATGTCAAAGCGCTGGTATCACATGTTCGAAAATGTTTTGAAACCGAAGACATATACGTAGACAGTGAGCAGCTGACGAAATACATCGGAATCGCTAAGTATTTCCCGTTTGAAACGCTGTTTCCCTGGCAGATCTTTGTAGTAGGACTACATGATTGTACATACTGGAGAGTATCAAAAACACCGCGCTGGCCGGATCTGTTCTGTATGTTAGGACGAGGAGCCGGAAAAGACGGTACGATTGCCTGGGAAGCTGCCTGCTTGGTAAGCCCGTACAACGGAATCCGTGCATATGACGTTGATATATGCGCAAACAATGAGGACCAGGCACTGAGACCGCTGAAAGACGTGGTTGAGGCCCTGGAAATGCCGGAACACACAAAAAAACTGAAAAAGTTTTATAAATGGAGTTCCGAAAAAGTTGTGGGTATAAAAACAAATTCAACGATCCTGGGAAGAACGAACAACCCGTCCGGAAAAGACGGTATGCGTTCGGGACTGGTGGTATTTAACGAGATACACCAGTACCAGGATTATAAGAATATTGAGGTATTTACAACAGGTCTGGGAAAGAAACCACATCCGCGCCGGTCCTATTACACAACACAGGGAGACATAAGAGAGGGACCTCTGGACGATATTCTTGAAACAGCGGAGGAGATTCTTTTCGGAGATATGCCGGATAACGGTCTGCTGCCGTTCATCTGCCGCCTGGACAGCAAAGAAGAAGTACACGACGAAAAGAACTGGGAGAAAGCAAACCCATCCCTGCCGTATCTTCCGACACTTATGGGCGAGAACCGGAAAGAATACCGGGATTGGCTTGTACATCCGGAACGCCTCTCCGCGTTCATGACGAAGCGAATGAACATTCCGTCAGGATCAGCCGAGATAAAAGTCTGTTCGTATGAAAAAATTAAGCTCACAAACAGAGAAATCCCGGATCTGGACGGACGGATCTGTACATGTGGAATTGACTTTTCAAAGATCACGGACTTTGTTTCCGTGAATTTGCATTTCAGAGATGAAAATAACCGGTATGACATCAATCATTCCTGGTTATGCAAACAGTCAAAGGATATTCCGAGGATAAAGGCGCCGCTTGCAGAGTGGGAAAGAAGAGGGCTATTGACGATTATTGACGACGTAGAAATACATCCGGAGGTGATCGTTGATTATATCCAACTTGCAATGACACAATATTGCATCAAGGGTGTCGCAATAGACGATTTCCGTTACGCATTGCTGGCAGGAGCGCTCAGAGAGATCGGTTTCGATGCAAAGGTATACAAAAACCTGAAACTTGTAAGGCCGTCGGATGTTATGAGAGTCGCGACAGTAATAGATAGCTGCTTTGCGAATGATTATTTCATCTGGGGCGACAATCCGGTCCTCAGATGGGGAACAAACAACACGAAGATGGTCCAGTACGGAAGAAAGCCAGGGAAAAAGGATGATGCAGACATAGGAAATTATGTATACGGGAAAATTGAAGCGAAAAGCAGAAAGACAGACCCGTTCATGGCGCTTGTCGCATCTATGACCATAGAGGACATGATCCCGTATGCAGCTGCTACGGAGCTGCCAGACATCGGCGTAATGATTTATTGAAAGGGGGTGAGGCAGAAATGGGGTTTTCATTCCGAAACCTGATCCGGGGAAAACCAGATCAGGAAGAAAAAGAACCCGAACAGTCAATTGAAAATATTGAACGTTTCGAAATTGCAGACAATCCGATTGAAAACATAGTAGCAGAGATATATCTGAGAGAACTTGCTTTTCAGAGAGCAATTCAGATCATTGCGAAACTGCTTGCGAAATGTGAGATTCGTACATTCCTAAATGGCGAGGAGATATTCCGGGACGAATACTACGTCTGGAATATTGAGCCGAATAGAAACCAAAATAAGCAGCAGTTTTTTGACAAGCTGGTTGAAAAGATGTTTCGCAACAATGAGGCTCTGATCGTAGAGGGTATAGACGGACAGATCTACGTGGCGGATTCTTTCTGCACGAACAGAAATGCACTGTACGGGAATACATACAACCAGGTTGCTGTTGACGACTATACGTTTTTGCGGACATTCAGATCGGCAGATGTTATGTACTTAAAGCCGAACTGGAAAAATGTAAATACAGTGCTGCAGGGACTGTATGGATCTTATTCGAAACTGATCCAGTATGGCTCTAAGAATTTCTTGAAATCGCATGGATCAAAAGGAATCCTGGATATATCTACAGTAGCTCAGAACTCAAAGAATTTCAGTAAAGATCTTGAAAAGCTGATGAATGAGTATTTCAGAACATTTTTCGAAAGTGAAAACGCAGTACTGCCGTTGTTTGACGGTTATACATTCACTGAGGCGAAAAATACAAAGAATTACAACGAGACAACGACGAGAGACATAAAGGCGCTGTATGACGATATATTTGATTTTACGGCGCGTGCGTTCGGAATCCCGCCGTCAATTTTAAAGGGGAATGTACAGGACAACAGCAAGGCAATAGATGAATTGTTGACCGTTACCTTGGATCCGCTTGCAGAATCCCTGGCAACAGAGATAAATCGCAAGCGCTACGGAAAAGCAGTCCTGAAAGGCAGCAGATGTATGGTTGATACGTCACATGTTAAGCATGTGGATCTGTTTAGCAATGCGACCCAGATTGACAAGCTGGTGCAGTCCGGAACGCATACGATCAACATGATCTTGCGTGCGCTGGGACAGCCACAGATCAACGAGGACTGGGCGGATCAACATTTCATCACGAAAAATTACGGAACTGTACAAAATGTTTTACAGGATATAGAGGGAGGTGGAGAAAGTGCCAAAGATGGAAAAAACACAGAATAAAACTAATTTTTGCTTTAAGCAGGCAGCAGATCCGGCGACGCATCTGCTCTACATTTACGATGATGTATCTGCTTACGGCGAATTTGACTGGAAAACCTGGTCATACGCAGAAAGTGAGACATCTGCGAAGTATTTCCGCGATCAGCTGGCCGCAATTCCGGCAGAGCACACGATTGAGCTGCATATTAACAGCAATGGCGGATCTGTAAAAGAGGGCGTTACAATTTACAATCTTTTGAAGCAGTCAGGAAGCCATGTAAAAGGGATCGTGGACGGCGTTGCGTACTCTGTAGCATTCGTTATACTGCAGGCGTGCGATGAAAGAATCATGGGCGTAGGAACAACTGCCTTGATTCACGAACCATGGGTTGTAGCATCCGGAAACGCCAGGGAGCTGAGAAAGACAGCAGACGACCTGGACGTACTTACAGCAAGCAATCGTAAGATCTTCCTGGAACGCTCAAATCTGGATGAACAGCAGCTCGCGGACATGATGACCGCAGAAACATTCCTGACACCGGAGGATTGTCTGCAGTACGGCCTGATCGACAAGGTAGAAGATTACGGACATGCTCCGGAGGACGATACAACCAGAGAGGAGATGCAGAAACGTCTCCAGGAAGTTGTGCAGCATATGAATGACACAAAGTCATTCAGAGAACAGTTGAAACTTATGCAGAGCAGCCAGAAACCGACAGCAGATCCAAAAGAGCCACCACACACGCTGCAGGGATTCTTGCAGGGATTCAAAAAAGGAGAATAAAATGAAAAACAGAGATTTTATCGCACTGAAAAGAGGGGAAATCCTTAACAAAATGAATGCTGCAGTTGCAGCAAATGACGCAGAAGCGTTTACAGAGGTGTTCCTGGAACTCTGCCAGGATATTGAGCAGAACGTGCTGGAAGAAGCAAAAGAGATGATGAACCAGAACGATGTAAACGTGCTTGCACAGAGAGGTGTTCGTCAGCTTACAAGCGCAGAAAGAGAATACTACGAAAAAATTATTGATGCAATGAAATCCCAGGATCCGAAACAGGCACTCAACAACATTGAGACTGTTTTCCCGGAAACAATCATAAATTCAGTTTTCGATGAACTTACAACAAACCACCCGTTGCTGGCTAAAGTGAATGCAACAACTGTTTCTGGACTCACAAGAATGATGATGAACACAAACGGGGAACAGAAAGCGGCATGGGGCAAACTTACAAGTAAGATCATTGAGGAGCTGACATCCGGATTCAAGGAAGTGGATGTAACTCAGGACAAACTCAGTGCATTTTTACCGATTTCCAAAGCTATGCTGGACTTAGGACCGGCATGGTTAGATAAATACGTGCGCGAAGTACTTACAGAAGCCCTTGCAAACGGACTGGAATATGGAATTGTAAATGGAACCGGAAAAGATCAGCCGATTGGAATGACTCGCCAGGTAGGAGACGGAGTGACAGTTGTATCTGGGGAATACCCGGAGAAAGAACCGATTAAGATCACCGCAATGAACATGATCCAGCTTGGAAACATTACATCAATCATGGCACGAAACAGCAAGGGCCAGACAAGAGTAGTCAGCAATCTGATTATGCTTGTTAACCCGGTGGATTACTGGAAAAGAGTGCTCCCGGCGACTCGCGCAATGACTCCGGACGGCACATATGTTTCAACTATGCCTATCCCGGTAGAAATCATCCAGTCCGCTGCAGTCAAAGAGGGAACAGTCACATACGGCATGGGAGATAAATATTTCCTTGGAGTCGGCATGGCTAAAAATGGAAAAATCGAATATTCTGACGAGTACAGGTTCCTGGAAGACGAAAGAGTATATCTTATCAAAGCATACGCTCACGGATTCGCCCTGGATAATAATGCTTTTGTCGTTCTCAATATTGAAAACCTGCAGCCGGTTCGTTTCGAGGTAGTAAGCAAAGTAGAGGAACATGTAGACAATGCACTTTTAGCGGACTTAAAAATCGGCGGCCTGACACTGACACCAAAGTTTGACGCAAGTACAGAAAGCTACACTGTTACAACAACTGCCGCAACAAATACAATCACTGCATTCCCGGAATCAGCAACTGCAGACATTGAAATCAAAGTAGGAGCAACACAGGTGACAAACGGCGGAAAAGCAACTTGGAACAGTGGATCCAACACTGTAACAGTTAAAGTAACAGACGGAGAGCAGACAAAGACCTATACTGTAACTGTCACAAAAGAATGATGAGGTGAAATGCTATGTCAGAAAATGAGCTTTCAACACTTCTCGAAGAGGTCAGAAATTACCTGGACATTACCTGGGACGATCCAAAAGGAGACGAAAAACTCATAGGGATGATAAAGCGCGGCATGGCATCATTATCCGGAGTGTTAGGAGAGTGTGATTTCCTGGGGGATACCCAGGAAAAAGCGCTCCTTTTCCAGATGGTAATGTATGAACGCTCTGGAGAACGGCAGCAGTTTTGGATAAATTATAAAAGTGAGATCATAAGCCTGCAGATAGCGAAAAAGGTGGATGAATATGCCGAGGATCAAAAACAAACAGTTTGAAACCTTTACAGACGGAGTGCTGAGTATCTGCAATGTAGAAGAAAGAACAATCACATACACAAAACTGAAAGGCATACGTTTCGGAAGCCGTACGATCGGAGAACGGCGTTATTTTGACGCGCAGACAGCAGGAAACAAGCTGTCAAAGCTCTTGAGCATTCCGGCGGAAGTTTTGAACCGGGAAAACATAGAAGTCCTGGACGTGGTTGTTATTGACTCTCAAAGTGGATGGCTCTGGGATCCTTTTGATTTCGAAAGAGATGAAATAAACGAACACAATCCGGCTCAGTACAAAATCGTACAGATTCAGGAGAAATTTGATGCCACACCGCCTGCAGTATATTTGTCACTGGAAAAAATTGTGCAGCTTTACACAGACAGGAGACCGGATCGTGAGTAACAGCATCAGAATTGATGATCTGGCAGCAGAGATCAATAGCCTCGTTGAAGACTATGGAAAACATTGCGCTGCGACAACAAAAGAATGTGTGAACAATGTAGCAAAAAGGACAGTTGCAAAGCTGAAACAAAATTCTCCGGTAGCAACCGGAAAATACAAAAAAGGATGGAAGAAGACCGTAGTAAAAGAGAACGCTACAAGCCTGATCGTGGCGATCCACGATACAAAATACTCCCTGGTGCATCTGCTGGAGAAAGGACACCAGAAACGGGGCGGAGGAAGAGTGGCAGCAATTAAACATGTAGAGCCTGCGGAACAGGCAGCAATTGCAGAACTGGAAAAGGAGATCGCATCAAAGTTATGATGTCAGCTGAACAGATCAAAAACATGTTAAGCGAGGTGGGACTGCCTTATGAGTACGATCATTTTACAACTCATAACTGGATAGAACCGCCTTTTCTCGTGTGGAGGATTTCAGAGAGCGACAATTTTGCCGCAGACGGAATCACATATGTAAAAATCGACGTCCTGAACATTGAATTATACTCAGACATTAAAGACTGGGATAATGAGAAAAAAGTTGAGGATATTCTTGAAAAGTACGGTATTGCATATCAAAAAACAGAATCATATCTTGAGTCTGAAAAAATGTATGAAGTTCTGTACGAAATGGAGGTATAAAATGTCTAAGAACAGAGACAACAAAGTTAAATTCAACATTAAAAATGCACATTATGCAAAGCAGAACGAAGCAGAAGACGGAACAATCACATTTGAGACTCCGGTACCAGTTAAGGGCACCGTATCTGTATCATTTGATGCAAACGGAGATATCAGCAAGTTTTACGCCGATGGAATCCTGTATTATGTATCAGCAGCAAACAACGGATACGAGGGCGATGCAGAATTTGCCCTGATTCCGGATGAATTTAGAGAGGACATTCTGAAAGAACAGAGGGACGAAAAAGACGTGCTGCATGAGGTTTCCGGCTCTGGAGATACACAGAAATTTGCATTCCTGTTCGAATTTGACGGAGACCAGAAAGCGACCAGAAGAGTGCTCTATAACTGCACCGCAACAAGACCGTCAATCGAATCAGAGACAAAAGAAGAGAATGTCGAACCGGGAACAGAGACAATTACAATCAGCAACAGTCCGCTGGCAAATGGCCGCGTAAAAGCTCAGACAACCGTTGACACAGACAAAACAGTATACGATGGATGGTATAAGGCTGTATACTATCCGAAAACTATCACGGTAGCAACTCAGAGTGTTGCGGAAACTCAGGCATCTGGTAAGAAAGTAACAGTGGGAGAATAAAGATGATCAAAACAATCAACATTGATGGGAAAGATGTGCTTTTTGCAGCATCTGCAGCAATTCCGAGAATTTACCGTATCCAGTTTCACAGAGATATTTTTCAGGACATGGCAAAGATTGAAAAGTCCGTGAAGAAATCCCAGGATAACCAGAAAGAAAACAAGGTGTCCGAGTCGGACATCCCTATTGAAGATTTAGAGATGTTCGAAAATGTAGCTTTTGTGATGGCAAAACATGCAGCACAGAAGAAAGGGCAGGACTTTCCGGAGGATGTTTATGACTGGCTAGATCGGTTTGATACATTCTCTATTTATGAGATTCTTCCGGAGATTGTAAAACTCTGGAACCTTAATACACAGACACAGGCAGAAGCAAAAAAAAACTTCGACCAAGTAGCCGGGAAATGACAACAGCGCTATTCCTCTTGAGATGCGCACAGACCGGAATCAGCATCCAGGATTTAGACCTGCTCACGGTGGGTTTAGTCCTGGATATTTTTACGGAAAAAATCAACGACGACTATAAGTGGCCAAAGATGGCAACGCAGGAGGACATGGACAGATTCTAAGGGCGGAGGTGATAATGTTTGTCAAAAGGCCGCGACATAAGGGGACTCACTATTGAGATCGGCGGCGATACCACAGGGCTACAGAAATCACTTAAAAATGTAAATACAGAGATCAAGACAACACAGGCGCAGCTAAAGGACATAAACAATCTTTTAAAGCTAGATCCGACCAATACAGAGTTACTGCAGCAGAAACAGAAAGCTCTTGCAGATGAGATCAGCAGCACAAAAGAGAAGCTGGAAGCCTTAAAGACTGCAGAACAGCAGGCACAGCAGCAGTTTGCAGAGGGGAAGATTTCCCAGCAGCAGTATGATGCTCTCAAACGAGAGATCATAGCAACAGAGGAAAGCCTGAAATCCCTTGAGACTGAGGCGAAAAATGCGCCTACTCAGATGCAGCAGTCTATTGATGGACTGAATACAAAGATAAAAACAACACAGACAGAACTCAAAGAAATTGATAAGCTGCTGAAGCTAGATCCGACCAATACAGAGTTACTGCAGCAGAAACAGAGAGCGCTGTCTGATGAAATTGGAAACACGAAAGACAAGCTGGAACTCCTGAAAAATGAAGAACAGGAAGTACAGCAGAAGTTCCAGGAGGGAAAAGTTTCTCAGGAGCAATATGACGCCCTGAAAAGGACGATTATTGAAACAGAGGAAAGTCTGAAATCCCTGGAAAACGAAGTAGGATCAGGATCCGCAAAACTGGCCCAGATTTCTACGGAAGCCGGGAAAATAGGAGAGAACCTGACAACCGCAGGAGAAAAAATGCTCCCAGTTACAGCGGCAATCACTGGACTGGGAACCGCTGCTGTTAAAACAGCGGCAGACTTTGACAGCTCAATGTCGAATGTCCAGGCAATATCCGGAGCGTCTGCAGAGGATATGGATAAGCTGCGAGAGCGTGCGCGAGAAATGGGTGCACAGACAAAATTCTCCGCAAAAGAAGCCGGAGACGCTATGGGCTATATGGCTATGGCAGGATGGAATGTGCAGGATATGTACAACAGTCTTCCTGGAATCATGAATCTTGCAGCGGCCAGTGGAGAAGATCTCGCCACTACATCTGATATCGTAACGGATGCTATGACTGCTTTTGGTCTAGCGGCAGACGAAACTACGACGATTGTGAAAGATGGCTTTTCGAAAGAAGTAGATAACGCTACACATTTCGCAGATGTCCTTGCTAAGGCGGCATCAAGTTCCAATACAAACGTAAGTATGCTAGGTGAGTCATTCAAATATATCGCACCAGTGGCTGGATCGTTAGGATATAGCGTTGAAGATGCAGCTGTAGCATTGGGCTTGATGGCTAACTCAGGAATTAAGGCATCACAGGGCGGAACTGCATTAAGGACAATGCTTACAAATCTTGCAAAACCAACAGATAGTATTGCGGATGCAATGGACTATCTAAATATTTCATTGTCAAACAGTGATGGATCTATGAAAAGTTTGAAAGAACTCATGGATAACTTACGTTCATCATTTGGACAGTGCAAAATGCCGATGGAAGAGTTCCAGCAACAGTTGGCAGACATCGAAGCAAAGTACGAAAGCGGCGACCTAACAGAAAAGAAATACAACAAAGCGTTGGAAGACTTGACAGAAAAGGCGTATGGTGCAGAGGGGGCATTGAAAGCGAAATATGCCGCGACAATAGCTGGAAAAGAGGGAATGTCCGGACTGCTTTCAATTATAAATACTACAGATGCAGAATATCAGAGTCTCATAAATTCCATCTACGATGCAGACGGAGCTGCGGAAGACATGGCGAACACCATGCAGGATAATCTTGGAGGTCAGCTCACACAGCTGAAAAGCGCATTAGAAGAGCTGGCAATTGCGTTCGGTGAGATTTTAATGCCGTACATCAGGAAAGCGGTTTCGGTGATCCAAGATTTCGTGAAAAAATTAAACGGAATGAGCGAGGGACAGAAAAAGATAGTTGCGACAATTGCGTTGATTGTGGCCGCAATCGGACCGCTGCTCATAACGATCGGGAAAGTTGCGACCGGAATATCTGCAATTGCAGCGTTGTTTTCAAAGATGAAAACACTGACAACGATAACGAGCATACTTGTAAAAGTAAAAGGAGCTTTTACAGCTCTGTTTGGCGTTATAGCTGCAAACCCGGTAATCGCAGTTATAGCCGCAATTGTGGCCGCGTTAGTGTTACTATACACAAAATGCGAATGGTTCCGTGACGGCGTAAATGCTGTTGTGCAAAAGATAGCATCATTTTTTACCGAGACAATACCACAGGCATGGAGCACATTGATGGAATTTCTTTCAGGAGTTCCGGAATGGTGGTCCGGAATCTGGCAGCAGGTATCGGATTTCTTCATGGGAATCTGGAATGGAATCATAACATTTTTTACGGTAACAATACCGCAAGCCTGGAACAGTATTGTTACATTCTTCACAGACATTCCGGCGTGGTGGTCTGGAATCTGGCAACAGGTATCGGATTTTTTCACAAACATCTGGACAACCATGATGCAGAATCCGGTCATATCCGGAGTTGTAACAACGATCACAACACTATGGCAGAATGCAGTTACTACATTGCAGGGAATCTGGCAGGGACTTGTCGCTATTGCACAGGGTGCCTGGGAACTGCTGAAAAATACGATTCTTGCGCCGGTTATTTTACTGATTGACCTGGTGACAGGAAACTTCGAGAAGCTAAAAACAGACGCGTCAAACATCTGGACAAATATCCAGAACGCAGCAAAAACAATATGGTCCGGAATTAAACAGGTAGTTTCAACGCTTGCGCAAGGACTTGTTACTGCAGTCACAACAATGTTCACGGGATTCAAGAATACATTATCACGAATCTGGACCGCAGCATCTCAGGCAGCATCAAAAGCCTGGACCTCTATTAAGAATTTTGTTGTAAACGCAGCAGAAAATTTGAAAGAGAGAGCGTCAGACTCAATTCAGACTCTGAAAGAGAATGCGTCAGAATACTGGGACAATATCAGGTCAAGCACTTCGGAAACCTGGCAGAATGTCAAGGAAACCGTTATAGATTACGCGAGAAACATGAAAGACTCAGCAGTCGAAACATTCAGAAGCGTGGTCTCTGGAATATCCAGCGCACTGTCTGGAGTATATTCGACAGTTGTGAATGGATTCTCTGGAGCGATAGGTTACATCACAAGTCTGCCAGGGCAGGCGATCAGATGGGGGCAGGATTTCGTGAACGGAATCGCAAATGGAATCCGCAGCTGCATAGGAAACGTCACATCTGCAGTATCAAGTGTAGCAAATACGATCAGATCTTGGCTGCATTTCTCAAGACCGGACGAGGGGCCGCTGCATTATTATGAGGACTGGATGCCAGACTTTATGCAGGGACTTGCAACCGGCATTGAAAAGAGTCGGGGACTGGTAACGGATGCAATGAAAGACGTACAGATGAGTTTACAGCTGGATACAAGCTCGCTGAAAGATGCAAGCGATCCGAGCAAAACAGACCTTGCCGGAATAACCGGTATGTTAACACAGCTTATCCAGGTGATGAGCGCCGGACAGGATATTTATTTTGACAACCGTGAGTGGGCTGGAAAACTTGCACCTGCAATCAATAATGAACTTGGAAGAATAGCAAAGGAGGCAGCTTACAGATGAATAATGTATTGACAATAAAAGCAACAATCACTGTTGAAAACTCTGGGAAAGTCATAGATACATTAGCAGACTGGGGCTGCGCAATTGGCAATAATGATTATATCGGGGAACCAGAGGTAGAGACGTATTTCATTGACGTCCCAGGAACTGACGGTTTTCTGGATGGATCAGAAGCAATCACCGGCAGACCAGTATATAAATCAAGGGAAATTGATATTCTGTTCGGAGGTAAGAAGCCACGCGAAGACTGGGACAGTTTTATTTCGAATATTCGAAACAGACTGCATGGTAAAAATATAAGGATAACATTTTCAAACGATCCAGCATATTACTGGACCGGAAGAGCGTACATAACAGATTTTGACCGGTCAAGAGAGATCGGTCAATTTCATTTAAGCGTTCCGAAAGCAGATCCTTATAAATATTCGCTTGCTGACTCAACGGAGGAATGGCTCTGGGATCCGTTCGACTTCGAAACCGGAGTGATAGATCAGGGAGCCGGGATCACAATATCTGGATCAGGATCATATACAGTATATTCTGGAGATGTAGCAATCGTTCCGGTGCTGAATGTAAAAAGTATTGGATCAACAGGACTAAAGGTGACAGCGTGCGGAGAAACCTACACTCTGACACTGGGGAGAAATCGCTTTCCAGATATTGTTGTATACGGATCTGACGTAACACTTGAATTTGCCGGATCAGGAACACTGGACATTGTTTACAGGAGGGGATCATTGTAATGTACAAAATTAAATTAGATGGCAAGATCCTGTATTATCCAGGAGACCGGGAGGCAGCAGTTATCAATCCGGAGCTGGACCTGCAGACAGGATATGCAGGAGAGTTAACCCTGAAAGTACCGGCTTTAAATCCTCTGTACAATGATATTCATAACAGAAAAAGCATGATTTCAGTGTACAGAGATAAAACAGAAATCTTTTACGGAGAAGTCCGCACAAGAGAAAAAGACCGGTTTAAAAATCAACCGATTAAAGCAACCGGAGCGTTGTCGTTCCTGGCAGATACGATTCTGCCGCAGCAGGAATGGCACGACATGTCGCCCAGGGAAATGTTAGACGCGTGGCTACAGCTGCACAATAATCAGGTTGAGGACAGAAAGAAAATCTATATCGGGGTTGTTACGATCCATGACAGCAATGACTCTCTGTACAGGATAACTGACAGAGAAAACACCCTTGAAGCGATCAGGGAGAAACTGGTTGATCGCCTGGGCGGATACCTGAGACTCAGACACGAAGAAGACAAGCTATACCTTGACTGGATAAATATACAGGAATACGGCAAGTATTGCGAACAACCAATTCAATTCGGAGAGAACCTGCTTGATTACTCAGAGACAATGACTGCCGACGATGTTATCACAGCTCTGATCCCGCTGGGGGCAGCAATCGAACAGGAAACAGACGAAAACGCATCCGAATTTGAACGCCTTGAAAAGAATGTGGACATTACATCCGTAAACGACGGAAAAGACTACATATACAGCAAAGAGGCGGTAGAAAGTTTCGGATGGGTGTGGAAAACAGAGAAGTGGGACGATGTAGCAACGCCAGCGAACCTCCTGAAAAAAGCAACAGAATATCTGACGACGCAGCAGTATGAGAACCTTGTCATTTCCCTGACTGCAGTGGATTTGTCATTGTTTGGCCAGGATTATGATTCTTTTGATATAGGAGACCGTGTGCTCTGCAATGCAATTCCGTATGGAATGAAAAAAGTATTGCCGGTTATGGAAATGAAAATCCCATTGCAGCAACCAGATCAGGCGCAGTTGACACTGGGAGAAAATCTGCAGCAGTCTTTCACAGATCAGACTACTGGGACATTTACTCAGATCCGGCAAGAAACAACAGAGGCTGGAAGAGTTCAAGCGTCTTGGATGAAATCCGCAATTGATAATCTTACGAAACAAATGACGGGAGCAAAAGGCGGATACAAACTCACAGAATTTGATGAAAACGGTCTCTGGCTTCGGGATCTGTACATGGATGCACCGGACAAAGAACAGGCAACAAATATACTACAGATAAATAAAAACGGAATCGGCGGATCTCACAATGGATATAACGGCCCGTACACGATCGGAATGACACTGGATGGCCAGATTATAGGAGAGAGAATCCTTGCCGGTTCTGTTAAAACAGAAGCACTCTCAACAGAGTGCAAAAACTACATTGAAACCAAAATATCAGATGGAGACTCTGCAAATAAAACAGCGATTCTGAAAGAGGTCACAACATCCCTGAAAGCCATGGACGGAAAGATAACTCTTTCTGTTTCGAGTTTGGAGCAGCAGCTGGAGAGAAAATCCGGAAACTGGTACGGAAATTATGAACCAACATCCGAAAACAATCCGGCATCTGCCTGGACGACAGACGAATTGAGGCAGGAACACGAAAGAGATCTCTTTTTCAATACCACAACCGGCTATGCTTATCAGTATCAGAAAAATGACAGTAATGAGTATGGATGGGTAAGGGTAAAAGATAAGGACATTGAAGCAGCTCAGAGTACAGCAGAATCTGCGCTTTCCAAAATTGAGGTCCAGGAGGGACTTATAACTGCAGAAGTGTCAAGGGCAAAAGGGGAAGAGGAAAAGCTCAGATCAGCGATTACAATGACTGAGACAAGCATTCTTTCAACGGTCTCAAAAACATATGCAACACAAGAAATGGCAAACAAGCTCTATGCAGATGCAGTTCAGGAGGGACAGGAAGCGGCAGACTCCGCAGAGAAAAATGCCAAAGACGACACTGATACAAAACTGAAAAACTATTCCACAACGGTTGAAATGAATAGTGCAATCAGCCAGGCAGCAGACGGCATTACGCTGGAAGTATCTAAAACGTACGCCACAACTGGACAGTTGGAAGAAAAGTACACGGACGCGGTAAAAGCCGGTCAGACGGCAGCAGATAATGCGGAGAAGAATGCAAAAGCCGATACAGATGAAAAGCTGAAAAGTTATTCCACAACAGAACAAATGACGGCAGCTATCAAAATGGCGACAGATAATATCACTCTTGAAGTAACTACGGTACGCCAGGCAGTGTCGGAAAAAAACGGTAATTTCTACGGGAGTAAAATACCGACAACATCAAACGAACCAGCATCATCCTGGACAAGTGACAATTTAAAGTCGTTACACATAGGAGATATTTACTATGATATCACAACCGGATATGCGTACAGATACACATACAAGGTTCCCGGATTAAAGATCACGTTTTCATCAAACTCCAGAACTGAAAACGTAAATTACGATTATGTAAAGATTTATTATAGTGATAACGGAACGATGAAACTTGTAGCAAAGTTGGGAGGAACTGACATTGCTGGTGCATCTGTTTTCGTCCCATCGGCAGAGTTCTATGTGTACTGGCATACGGACGGCTCAAGCGACAGTTTCTATGGCTTCACTATAGCATCAGTTTCCGGAGCAACCGGAGAAGCAACAGGAACCGCTGAGAGTCTGCCGAGCTACACTGCAACTGAACTGACGAAAGGAACATATCCGGAAAGCCCGAACCATGGAAGTTATGGAAACAATATAAATCTGTTGTGGAAATGTTCTGGAACAACATCAGGAAGCAAAACAGCATCCTGGGAAAGAATCCAGGATCAGGATATAAGCGTTGCAAAAGCTCAGGCGGATGCAGCACAGACAACAGCAAACACTGCAAAGAATACAGCTGACACAGCGAAAAGTACGGCCGAAACTGCAATATCAAGGATTACAGTTGCAGAAAACTCGATTACGTCAGAGGTTTCTCGCGCAAAAGGTGCAGAAAGCGCTCTCGGATCCCGAATCACTCAGACAGAGACGGAAATAGAGTCGAAAGTATCCGCTGGAGAAATTGCATCATCAATAAATCAGACCGCACAGTCAGTAAAGATCAATGCTTCGAAAATAGATTTCAACGGAATCGTAACGGCGAACAGCTATTTTAAGATTTTAACAGATGGTTCAATGGAATGCATTAGCGGCAAAATAGGAGGATTTTGGATTGATTCGACTAGCCTGTATGCATATGCAACAGGAAACTACAAAATGGAAATAAATTCGTCTGAAAAGAAAATGAGAATATCAGACGGTTCGGTTTATCATATTTCGCACAAAGGAACAAATAGAAATACAGTAGTAATTGGAGGTGCTACTACAACAGCACTGTTTGGCGATATTGATTGCGGTGATGGTGATTTTGACAGCATCAAGACGCAATCAATAACAGCCACAACAGCATCAAGCTTCAACGCTATTTCATCATCGTCAACTATAACTGCAAGAGGAAAGATAAAGTCGAGTTCACATATCGAAGCGTCAGGACATTTCTATAACATTGGATCCGGAAATGATCTTTCAGACTTGAGTGTCAGAGGAACTAAGAAAAGAATATTTGACACAAAAGACTATGGAATGCAGGCGTTTTATTGTTATGAGATGGCATCACCTATTTTTGGAGATATAGGAAAAGCAACGATATCTGACGACGGGACTTGTCTGATTGATCTTGATGATATTTTCCAGGAATCCATAAATGCAGAGATTACATATTATGTATTTCTGCAGAAAGAAAGTGATGGGGACTGTTGGGTGGAAGAAAAAGCGCCAACACATTTTGTGGTAAAAGGAACGCCGGGGCTAGAATTTAGCTTCGAGATAAAAGCAATGCAGACAAATTATGAACACATGAGATTCGCAGATGCAAGCGAAACAGCATACGACAGAGCAGTTGAAGAACTTGATCTTGACTATACAGCGGAAGAAATAGAAATATCCGAGCCAGATTATGAAACTGAATTGGGAAATGACAGAGTAACCATTATTAATCAGATGGAGGCAGCAGCATGAAAAAAGTACTGACGAGTTTTATGAATTTATCAACCGGAGAGGGAAGCAGAATCGCATTTACTTATTCCGAAGTTGATGAAAAAACAGGAAACATTATTAGCCAGAATAACAAAGGAAACTTTCTGGTGATGAACACAGAGGTACAGGGACACTTGGATGCAATTAAAGAATATATTGCAACAGCACATTTGAAATAGGGAGGGATAAGAAATGAGCGAAGCTAAAGAAACAGAAAGAAGCATGAAAGAAGATACACCAGAAGAGAAAAAGGTGTCCGAATCGGACACCCCAGAAGTACTGCCTCTTGGAGCAATCCTGGATAAGAAAACAGAAGAGCTTCGGAACGTGATATTTAAAGAAATGGCGCAGGGTGGAATCCCTGCCTCATTAATGGATTATATGCTCACATCTATTCTTGCAGAGGTAAGAGATCTTAAAGCAAAGGAATACTCAAAGCGCATTATCGGTAAGGAGGAATAATAGTGGCAAATGTAAAGAAATACACGGATCAGATCGCAAAAGCTCAGAAAGGACGTGACGTCCGTGATTCAATCGTTAAGGCAATCAATGAAGTATCAGACGAAAACAATGAATACAATCAGGTTAAAGCTGACATTCTTTCAGCACAGTCTGATATTGCGGAGAAAGTAACAAAGAACGAACAGACAGAGCAGACATTTGCAGCAGATGTAAAAAAGGCAGAAGAGTTAAAACAGGGACTTGATACAGACATCACCCAGGGAACGGCGCTCAAGAGCCAACTGGATGCTGCAGTTGAAACGGCAGCCACCAGTAAAAAGAACCTGGACGCATCAAACACAACTGCAGGGCAGACAAAAACTGCTTTAGATGGATCAGTCAGCAACGCACAGACTTTAAAACAGAGCCTTGACTCAGATATTGCTCAGGGAACAACACTGAAAACTGATTTGGAATCTAACATCACCCAGGGAACAGCGCTCAAGAGCCAACTGGACGCTGCAGTTAAAACAGCAGACACAAGTAAGAAGAACTTAGACGCTTCCAACACGGCAGCAGGCAAAACCAAAGCTGCCTTGGATACATCAAACACAACTGCAACCAAAACAAAAACAGATCTGGATGCAACAAATAAGACCGCAACAAGCCTGGATACATCTCTGGGAACTAAAATTACAGAGGGAACACAGCTGCAAGAAGATCTCCAGGAAACCGGAGAGACTGCGGTAAACAACATTCAGGCAGAAGCAAATAAACAGATCCAGAATATTACTGCAGCTGGCGGAGGGATTGAAAACGCATTATCAAACTTTTTTGCCCTCCGCAGGACTGGAAAAGTATATACAACGAGAATCTACAAGTATGACACTTCTACCAGTCCAACAGGCGTGAAACTGAATGACAACGAGGGACTTGTGAGAAAACCGTCTACAAATACTGTGATCGGGCAGGACGATTACAGAGAGATTGGCGTATTCATGCACTTTCCATGTAATTTTACCGTAGATAATAAAGGCTTTAACCATGTAACTGCACTGCAGGGGCAACCGGATTTTAGGAAAACTGGAAAGGTGGATGTCGGAGAGGTCACAATGTCCGCATGGGTTGGAATCACAGACAATCCTGAGTATGTAGATTATCATTATTCAGACAGTCCGAACGAAGCCCTTGGCCTTAGACCAATGGGAGAGTCAATTAATCCAGACGGAACAATTTCACCTTTTATGATCCACGGAAAATACGGAGCCGGAGACATTGATGGAGTGCCGTACAGCTCCGCTGGATTGATTCTGGCAAACGGAAGCCAGAAAGGAGGAAAACCAGTATCATACACAGGGCTGATCGCATACATGAGAAAGAAAGGCTCAATGTACGTGGGAACAACAAACTGGGATCTCTTTTACAAACAGCTCATGATGATTATTTTATATGCAACAACGAACAGCCGAAGCGTTATGGCTGGATGTAATTCTTATTCAATGCAGGAAATGGCAGCAGTTGCAGAAACCGGAGTAACAAGAGTGATTCTCCCAAAAGCAAAAGCCAACAATTATATTGTCGGGTCTTATGTATCTGTCGGGGATATTGGTTCAAATACAAATAAAGACAGATATTACGCATACATGCACAATCTTGCATATGACGTTAAGATCTTGAAGATCGAACCGGTAGACGATACAAATTCTGCAATATATTTGGATACAGAACCATTCAACACGACATTAACAACCTGCATCTCAACAATGCCGTGGCGGACCGGCTCAACTGATAGCGTGCTTGGATCAGATGGATCACCGTTCTCAAATACAGATAACAAGAATCCATTCAAGATCCAGGGAATCGAAACCGGATACGGTGCTTATGAAGTCCTCAGTAATGTATTTATGGATATTGTTACAGATGAAGACGGAACACCAAAGAGAGACGTATACATCTGTATGGATGCGTCACTGCTTACAACGGATATGAATGCAGCAAAGACACGATACAAGAAAGTAGCGGCTCAGGTAACATACACAGCAGCATCATGGAAATACATCTCAAAATGCTTTGTTGATCCAGCCCTGGGAATCATGGTACCGACGGAAACAAAAGCCGGAAGTACAACAGGATTCTGCAATGGACTGTATACAGATTCAGGCACGAGCGGCCAAAGAGAATGGCTGTCCCTGGGCGATCTGAGCATTGGCACGATTTACGGCCTCTGGATTCTGGGTGCGTACTATGGCGTTGGCGGTGCGTACTGGACTATCGTTTCCGGCGTTTCACCGAACGGCACACGGGGTGAATGGCAGGCGGCAGCCTGACAGAGGGGCTGTCCCCTCTATGTAACTGATAACTAATCAACTTCGAAAAAACAGAATAGCAATAAATTACGGACTTGTAACACGAGGTAGCGGTTCCTGTTCCCTGGCTGTCCCTGGGCAATCTGAACAATGGCACGATTTACGGCCTCTGGATTCTGAATGCGAACAATGGCGTTGGCAATGCGAACTGGAATATCGTTTCCGGATTTTCTTGAAAATGATTTGATATTTGTGTTACATTTCGCTCCGCAGGACGGAGCCTGCAACAGCAGCGTGGGGCATCACCGAAATTTGATTGAAGCCGAACCTTGTGATCGGGAGCATAGGAGCCTGGGACAAGGACCATGAATGCAGTTGATTCATGCGTGGGGTGAGTAGAAAAACCGAAAACCCCTTATATCAAGAAACGAATGAAACGGTATTGTAAAAATATAACATTAGATCAGAACTTTATAACCGCATGTATCTATGAATGTCTGAGCGATAAATGGAACCGTATGGATACAGCCCGATTTCTGGCAAACTATACGAATATTATTACAGCCAGGCAGATACACAGGATTATAAAAGAAAACTTTAAAGACTGGTTACATAATTTAGTCTGCACAGCAGCGGCAGGAATGGAAGAAGAAATAAAACTCAGAAAAGTATCTTTTGATCCTATAAAGACAAGCGCAAGGCTGGATGGAAATTCAGGGAAAGTAAGAGATATAGGTGTTGAGTGCATAAAACAGCAGATATACGATTATGTAGCCACAAACGGCTTAAAAGAATTATTTGTAAGAAAAGTAGGAACTTATCAATGTGCGAGCATTCCAGGGAGAGGACAGGTTTATGGAAAGACAGCAATTGAGAACTGGATCCGCAAGAATCCGGGCAAGACCAGAGTAGCAGCAAAGGGAGATGTCCGGAAATGCTATCCATCCATCAACAGGAGAAAAATGAAAAGAATGTTAGAGAAGCAGGTCAGAAATGAGGACCTGCTTTATTTGACTTTCGTTTTAATTGACTCATTCGATCAGGGGCTGTCAATCGGATCATACTTGAGCCAATGGCTCTGTAATTATTATCTGAGTGCAGCTTATCATTATGCTGCTGAAAAGCTGTTCAAGAGGAAGAAACACCGAGACGGAACAACAGAAGAAATCAGGCTGATTAATCATGTATTGTTCTACATGGACGACTTCATACTGATCGGAAGCAGAAAGACAGATGTGAGAAAAGCAATGAAACTCCTGATTAAATACATGAATGAGTATTTAGATCTGACGGTAAAACCAGATTGGAAGCTGTTCCAGATCGACTGGATAGACAAAGACGGAAAACATCATGGAGAACATATTGATATGATGGGATTCAAAATATATCGGGACCACACAGAGGTAAGACGGAGCATTTTCCTGAGAGGACGCAGGGCATTTGTAAAAGCCGGGAAGTATGCGGAGAAAGGAAAAGCGATACCATTAGATCTTGCGTACCGGTGTATAGCATATTACGGATGGTTCAAACATTCCGACTCTGAATATTTCAGAGAAAAGTATAACGTAGATAAGATATTTGAGAAAGCGAAAAGGAGGGTAAGTCGTGAAAGCAAGATTTACAGAAAAACAGGATCCTGTAACTTGGAATGCGCTGCCTGATGGAAACGTGGATGTAATGATATGTCTGAATGAAAAGACTGTTACAGAAACTTATCCGGATACGGATCCGGAGACAGAACAGACAGTATTCGAATATGATTTTAACCAGTTCCGGGAAAAACAGGAGAAGATTTCAGAGGAAACTGTAAGAGCATCACCGGAAAAATATCTGAAATATATTCCGGAGAAAGAAAAAAGCACTGAACAGAAATTTGCAGAACAGGCAGAACAGATCGAAATGTTGAAAGACTGCCTACTGGAAATGAGCGAACAGGTTTATGCGTAGAAATCTAATTATTTTATTGTTAAGCAAAGGAGACAAAGATATGATGGCGAAATTATGGGCGAGTGAAATTTTAAGCAAAGAAACTATTGAGGAAGCAAAAGAGGAATACAACAGAGTTCCACGTCTGTTAAAAGAAAAGGTAAAAAAACTTCTTATTAATGCAGGCATGGAGGAAATTACTGAGTAATCGGGAAGCATGACTAAATTACAAATTATTAGCAGGCAATGGTCTTCTATTTATGATTTACTGCTGTATATTCAAGACAAAGAGAAAGCAAAACCTCTGGAGGATATACAGCAAGATTTAGACATAATTGAGTATTCCTGCCGCAAATATGCAGACGTAGATGATGAGGAAATAAGCATGGAAAATGAACAGATTTCAAGAGCAGAACATGAGGAGTTCCGCAAAAGAATTGAGGCAGAAGACAACCGACAGAACAGACGGATTGAAATTCTGGAAAACAGTGTTCAACAGCTCCAGGAATTAGTTACATCTGTACAGACGCTTGCAAACAACATGGAGAACATGGTGAAAGAGCAGGGACAGCAGAGCGCAAGACTGGAAGCTCTTGAGTCAAGAGACGGGGAAAAGTGGCGGACAGTAACAAGTTACTTATTAACAGCTATATTAGGTATTGCAGTTGGAATTATTGCAAAACAGTTTGGATTATAAGGAGGAGTAAAATGTTTAAAAATTGCGTATTTAAGCCAAGCGTAGACACAGTGAAATGGTGGAAGAAAGCAGGAATCAGAGCAGTAAAGACAATGGCACAGACTGCAGTGGGCGTGATCGGAGCCGGAAGTGTGATCTCTGCAGTGGACTGGAAGATGGTTGTATCATCTGCAGTAGTGGCTGGAGTTGTAAGTCTGCTCACAAGCGTCGCAGGAATCCCGGAAGTAGAGGCGGACGAAAACCTGAACAACTTGTTTTCTGATGGAACAAAATAATTTTGCACAGCCCGGTATAATGCCGGGCTTTTCCTGGAGGTAAACATGGAAATCAAAGGAATTGACGTTTCCGCCTGGCAGAAAAATATCAACTGGGAAACAGCCGCGAATTACGGTATGGGGTTCGCTATTCTCCGGATCACAGAAGCCGGGAACGTTACAGATAAATATTTTGAAAAAAATTATGAAGCGTGCCAGGAGCATAACATTCCAACAGGAGTATATAAATACTCTTATGCAATGACAATCCCAGAGATTGAGTCAGAGGCACAGAAAATTATTTCTGTATTAGCTGGACGGAAATTGCAATTTCCAGTCTGGTTAGATCTTGAGTGGAACAATCAGAGAGCACTTGGAGCTGAAAGCCTCCACAAAATGACAGAAGCATTTGAAAAGATTATTGTTAAGGCAGGGTATAAGTTCGGAATCTATTGCAATGTAGACTGGTACGAAAATGTAATATGCAGCCATTTGAAAAAGTATGAATTTTGGGTAGCACGCTATCCACAAAACGATAATGGAACATTGCAGGAACGCCTGCGCCCAGACTTCGGAGTAGGATGGCAGTACTCCAGTAAAGCAAAGATACCGGGAATTGCTGGAACGGTAGACAGAAACATATTCTACAAAGATTATGCTGTACAGGAAGGAGGAATCAACATGGATAAAGCGATTGAGAAAGTTATAATGATTGCAAAAAATGAGATTGGATACTTAGAGAAAAAAAGTAACAATCAACTGAACGACAAAACCGCAAATGCAGGATCAGCTAATTACACAAAATATTGGCGCGACGTTTACCCAGGATACCAGGGACAGGCGTGGTGCGCCTGCTTTGTGAGCTGGTGCTTTATGAAGGCGTTCGGATTAGAAAATGCAAAGAAGCTTCTCAAACATTGGCCATATGTATACTGCCCGACCTTAGGAAACCTTTTCACAAGGAATGCAAACCCGAAAGTAGGAGATATTGTGATCTTTTACCGCGGAGGAACTTTTACACACACAGGAATCGTTACAGCAGTAATCGGTGACAGATTCTATACGATTGAGGGCAATACGTCGGGAGCATCTGAAATCGTAGCCAATGGTGGAGGAGTATGCGCGAAAAGCTACCTGAACAGTAAACTCCCTGGAACAAAATTCTGTACACCAGATTACAGTATTGTTAATGGAGAGACAAGCAACACAAAGGAAAATAGTAACACAGTAACAGGAGGTAAATACATGTTTGAACCGGAAACAGTACAGTTAGGAAGCACAGGAACATCCGTATTGCTTTTGCAGGAGATTCTTGTTGCAAGAGGATTCAAAGGAAGAAACAGCAAAGCTCTTGACCTTGACAGAGAAGCTGGGGACAATACTATTTATGCACTTAAAGCATACCAGAAATCAAGAAACGGAGCCTTGGAAGTAGATGGAGTATGCGGACCGGCAACATGGAAAGATCTTATTGCTATCTGATTTAATAAAATAGTGTTATAAATTAGTAGTAGTAACTGATAGCAACCCACAGGTTACTATCAGTTACTACTACAAAAAGGTCATAAAAAAATGACCTTTAAATTCTTGTGATCGTCAATCTGGATTTCTTTAATGACTGATCTCCAGAGCTGACGGCGTTCGGCTGGTTCCAATGTCTGATATATAGATTCCAGATCCATATTTAAGAGCTTCCGGATTGGAGCCAGATCTTTCTGCTCCTGGTTACGTGGGAGATTCTCCAATTCTTTTATATATTTCTCTTTATCTCTTTTTAGTTCATCCATAGTAATTATGTCATTTACGTACAGATCTTTCAACTTATCAATTTTTCTCAGGAGTGCTGCTCTCCGGGAATCATAATCAATTACTTTAGCACTTGTAATTTCATATTCTGCAATATGCTCCTGCAGGAGAGGCTTGATATTTGCAATCAGGTACCTTTCTATACATGATTCGAATATAACTTTGCGATTGCTGCAACGCTTGCTTGGATAGGCGCCATGACATTTGTAGAGAGGATATTTGTAAAAGCCACCAGCCTTTTTCTTTATTTTTCGTGTAGCACCAGAAAATGAATGACCGCAGTGAGCGCAGCGGAGTAAACCACTAAATATATAGTTATATTTCTGGCTGATTTTGACATTAATAGCAAGCAGCTCCTGTACACGCTCAAACAGATCCAATGGAATGATGGCAGGACAATAATGATCGTTATCCCGGAACACACCAATATATTTTTTATTTTTTAAGATTGCAGTTTTGAGATTGCTTTGAGTCATAACGATACCCATATCAGATTCCAGATGCGTGATTGTCTGGTTCAGGGAATTGCAAGCAGCATAAAACTGGAAGATATGCAGCACCTTTTCAGCGTCCTGATTAGGTACAAGATGTTTGTTTTCAATGGAAAATCCGAGAGGTGCTTTTCCGGCCAGAACTTCACCCTGCCGGTATTTATAGTCAAACACATCCCGGATCCGGACAGAATCGTTCTCTGCTTCCAGCTCTGCAAAGGTCATAGACTGTGCGACGAAAGCCCGGCCATGCGGTGTGGTCGTATCAAAGTACGGCTGATCGACAGCAAGCCAGTCGCAGTGATTCGCTTCGAGAATCGCCTGCGTATTCAGATAATGTCTCAGACTACGGAACCAACGGTCAAGTTTAGTAAATATAATCAGATTCACGCGTCCGAGTCGGACATCATCAAGCAACTGCTCAAAATCTCCACGTTTGATTTTCCTGCCGGAGATTCCATCGTCAATGTAGGTTCCGGCCAGAACCATGTTTTCTTTGGATGCAATATAGGCTTTGCAGGTAGAGAGCTGTTCATCAATACTGTCTCCCTTTTTTGCCTGCCGGTCTGTGGAGACACGTACATATATAGCAACATTTGTTATACTCATAGTATCCTCCTTAAAAATGGGTATAAAAAATACACCTATGCAGGCGTATCAGTTCGTGCTATAATTCTAATTGTCTGGAAAAGAATTGTAGCATCAACTGATAGCTGCAGAGTTTTCACAAAGTCGTCCTGGTGCGCCAACACTGGGGCGATTTTTATTTATCTATAACATTTCTTGCACGCATCATATCCGCGCGCTTTGGCTTCACTGATCGTCACTCTGTACGGATTATTCATTTTACTGCAGTCTTTACTGAGATGATATTTTTTTCCTGTATCGCAGATCCATACATAGGTTCCTAAAGGAGCCTTCTTTGCAATCACCTTGATTTTATAAGTCCATTTTACAGATTTATATTTGCCTGTAACAACAACAGAACCTTTTGACTTGGCAGTGATAACTCCTTTGGAGCTTACGGTAGCAATTTTGGGATTGCTACTTTTGTAAGTCATTTTAACCGGAGCTTTAATGGCTTTCTTTTGGTTCACAACCATAGTAATAGATTTGGTTTGATTTGCGACCTTTTTGGTTGCTGCCTGAACGGGAACTGTAAAGAGAGACAATATCATAACCATAGAAAGAATCAAAGACAATAATTTCTTCTTCTTGTTCATGTTCGTTCCACCCCTAGATAATTATTTGTCGGACAGTAATTTAGCGATTCTGTCAAGCTGACGAATGATAATAAAATTCTGTTCAAGGACTGCACGCTGATAGTTCATAATATTTTTCTGAATATCACGATCACTTCCGGCACCCAAAGAGATTCCAAGCTCTGTAAGACCGGTACCACTTAGTTCATTAAGAATACTTTTGACAGATTCAATATCATTAGGATCTTTTAAATTTTCCATTCCGAATTTACGGAGAGCTGCAAGATCCTTTTCTGCCTGTTTTGCCTCGGCTTCTGCCTGCTTACGGGCTTTCTTTTCTTCTTTGGTTTCACCACTATTATTAAAAAGACCCATCATTTATACCTCCTTGATTGGAAAAACTTACCGGTAGTATTATGATGAGTTTCCCTCTTATAATGTTTCCTGCACCCAGCTGTTACTTACTAACGGGAAGGTGTGGAAACAATGGTGAAAAGAAAATACATACATTACGGCAACTGCAAAATATACGCTTTGTATTATCACAGCAACAATACTATATATATTAATCTTGACTTTAATGGGGGAACTCAAATCATAATACTTAAATAAATAGTTAGTTGCAGCTGGGTGTTTTATTATCCAGCATTTGTTTTTTCATCACCTGTAACAGGTGGGTGCATAATTTCTAATTCTTCTGGGCTGTCTGGAGCACCACCAGCACCCATAAGATTCTCTTTAAAGTGATTCAGGATCTGTCTCCGGATCGCTGGATCGATTTCAAAATAAGTCTTAATGATTTCCTTTTCAAGATCTGTCGCATTATGCTGCGCGGCAAATTCATCAAGACTGAATGTCTCTGGTTGTATGCGCATAGGTTCTATGCCATTTCGCAACCATTCTTCACTTATTTCGAATTTCTCACAAATATCTTCGATCAGTCGGTCGCTAGGACTCCCTGTCTTTAAGAGTTTGCTCACGTATGGTTGAGTAATATTTAATTTTTGAGCAAATGCAGTTTTGGTCATGCCTGACTCTTCTATTAGTAAGGCAATTCTTTCTTGCATAGTATTAATCTCGTTCACCTCCCTTAACTGAGTTAAGTATAACAAAAAGAATATTAGTAGTCAATATAAAATATAACTGAGTTATGAAAAAAGTGTTGACAGTATAACTGAGACATGGTAATGTATAACTAAGTTAAGAGAAAAGGAGATGAAAATAACGAAAAAAATAAAAAACTCCCGATTCTTTATGGAGCCGGGAATTGCGGAAATTAGTGCCGGATATGCAAATAATGTGAAGTATTGCCAAGAGTTACGGATCTGTTTATCGGTCCACGATTGGAGTAAATTCGTAAATCAACCTTTTTTCCGGGAACTAATTGAATATCTCGACAGGATACAAATTCAAGGATTAAAGAAAGGGGATGTGAAATGCTGGAGAGACCCAGGCGAAGAGTTGGAGGAATAGACGAATTTATGATCCAACGAACAGCAAGGCAGATTTTAAAAGAAATGCAGGAGTGCGGATGGACTCAGGGAGAAGCTGAGTTACTTCCGAAGTATTTAGAATCTGCGATAAAACAAAATAGCGAACGGATCAGAAAATTGAAACCATTCGCTATTTGCGAGATTACAGAAGAATCTCCTTGACTTCTGAAACGGTTCTGTCGTAGTTAGCGGCAATCATTTCAAGAGTCATTTCAGTATCATCAGGGTGCAGTTCCTTATGAATACTGTAAAGCAGAGCAATATTATGAATTGCAATTTCTTTTTCGCTCATGTAGTGGTCTCCTTTCTTTAGTTTTCAGTCTCTGGTACAGACTGATAGCTAAAGTATAGGAGAGAAGAAAGAAAAGTACAAGCCGAAACGGAGGAGCACAACATAAATGGCAATCACAAGAAAGGTAGATACGGATGTATATTGCGATATTTGCGGCAAATGGGTTATGGGCTGGACATCCAATAATGACGGAGTTAGCAGGGCATGGGCTGCTAAGTATGCGAGAAAGAAAGGATGCACAGTTGGAAAGAAAACCATCTGTAAAGAGTGCAGGATAGAGAAGCGGATCCAGACATGCAGCATACAGCAAAAGATTGGAAGTGCAGGAAGAGACAGCGATGGAACCTGCATGGGATTCGGAGGTGAAACATCAGATGAACCACTGGAAAAGTGTAAACAGTGTATAGCATGTACATCATACCAATGGAAAGAAGAATAGCCGAAACGGTCAACAATGACCGTCTGGACACGATGGCAACGTGTTCACTGATGAGGTAAGCCAGAAAGGGGCGAAAGATATGTCACAGAAGAATATGGAAGTAATGTTAAGCATGGAAGACAAAGCCGAAGCCGAAGAACTGACAGCGTTTCTGCAGTCTGTAAACATCACAAAGCAGACACTGATGGATACATTCCTGAAAGGCGTCAAGGTGGGTGCAAGCATGTCGGCTCAGAAAAAGCCGGCATAAGGGAGGGACGACCTTGATTGAAAGATGGAAAGATATTCCAGGATATGACGGCAAATACCAGGCGAGCACAGAGGGGAACATCCGGAGAACTTTGAAATCCGGACAGTTTCGCAGCATGACTCCCTATCACAAAAAAATGAAAGGGAGTCAGCGCCTAGTTGTGAAGCTCACAAAAGACGGAAAAGCGAAAGAGGAGATAGTTCTCTCCCTGATTGCAAGGACGTTTTTAGGACCTGTTCCTGACGGTGCAGTTCCGTATCATAAGAACGGAATGCAGTCTGAGAATCACATAAACAATATAGCATACATACCCAGACAGGAACTTGGAAAGCTGACCGGTTACAGTTCAAGAAATAAAATAGTCGTGAAATTGGACAGTTGCGGACAGGATGTGGAATATTACAGATCTGCGAGAGAAGCAGCGAAAAAGAATTTTTTGAGTCGACAAGCTATCACTGATCGTTGTAACGGGAAAACAAAACGCGGACCGGCTCCGGATGGATACGAATATGCCTGGGACAACAGCGAAGCAAGCCGACGCAAAGCAATAAGACGCCTGGAGCTGGCTGGCGGATATACACCAATGCCGACAGCTCCTGCAGTAGAATTTGAGTTTTAGGAGGGGGAAGAAGATGGAAGCGCAAGGAACATTCAATACGGTAAGATTTTACGAAACCCTTGCCATGATCCTCTCAAAGAAGCATGGCGTTGACATCACCGTAAAGGTGAAAGAAAAGCCAAAGAAAGAGGAAACAGCATAAGGAGGCAGAAATGGAACGAAAAGTAATCACATCAATGCTGACAGGGTATCTGATCTCAATGCTGCCGGTTTGGGAGATCGGCAGCAGGATCCAGGCGATTATGCTTACACTTGCGATAAGCGTGTGCGCATTCATATTCATGCTCTGGATTGAAGATATATTCGAGAACATAAAAAAGACTCTCACGTTGGCAGACGTGGGAGCCAAAAAGAAAAAACAACTTTTGTAAATAGTATAAGAAACCTGAAAAGAAATGTCAAGGAGGATTATATGTTAAAGACTGATTTTAATGGGTATAAAGAATTTAAAGAGAAGCTGGCAAATACAAGCGGAGAGGAGAATGCGAAAGTGTGCATGGAACGTATTCAGATGTGGACTAATAAGTTTACAGATATGATAAATCCTCTTCCGGCAGGAGATACGGCATTTGTGATCGTAGCTTTAGAAACTATAGCGAAAACACTTCGCGGAGAATGCGCAGAAGAGAGCTTTCTTGCTGATATGCTGAAAATAATAATTGGCGCCGAAAGCAAAACGACGACAGTTAAAGGCGATGCGAACACAACCGAAGCAGCAGTAAGAACATACGCGGAATCCTTAAAAAAATAGTACGGTATTATGTAAACTGAATGAGCTGGCATACATGCAACAAATGTCAGCTCAGAATCATGTGTAACGATCTTTATATCATTGCAATGCCGGATCCTTGAAAACTCAGAAAGCAAGCCTGAAAGCAGGGGAGAGAAACCCCTGTTGCAAACTTGCTAGAAATATTAGAGATGGATTCAAAAGGGGACTTATATGAGTTACAAAAGTATGAGAATGAGGTTCCGGAATGTCACAGAGGTGTATGAGTATCATACAGCAAGGTATGGAGCGCCGGAACAGAAGAGGCAGGAGAAGAAGAAAGCCACCCCGGAACAGATGAAGAAGAGGAACCAGTATAACCGGGAGAGGCTGGCAAGGTGGAAACTCCGGAACAACTTTGACGTGGATGATTATTTTTCAAGATTATCCTATGCGATAGACAAGAGACCGGTATCCATGGAAGCAGCAAAGGAAGACTGGAAAGCATTCCTGCAGGTTCTCCGGAGAGAATACAAGAAACGGGGAGCAGAGCTGAAATGGATGCGAAACATTGAGGTGGGAACCAAAGGAGCCTGGCACATGCACATCATAGTGAACAGGATCCCGGACACCGACATCATTTTACGAAAGGCGTGGCCGCATGGACAGGTGGAGAACAAACTCATGTACGAAAAGGGTGAGTTTGCTGATCTGGCAGCGTACATAACAAAGACACCGGATACGGAGCCGAGACTAAGAGAAGCGAGTTATTCAGCGTCGAGAAACCTGCCGATTCCGGAGCCGGATGAAAAAGTGTATAACCACTGGAAAACATGGGGAAAAGTCAGGATTCCGAAAGGGTGGGAAGTGGATAAGGACTCTTTTCACGAAGGTATAAACGATGTGACCGGTCAACCATACCGCACATATACACTGATCCGCACGAAGAGACTGCCAAAGAAGCAGGAACAGAAAAAGAAAGTAAAGAAAAAGAGGGAATAAGGGCATGAAAGTAAATGTATATCTGGAGACAGACAAGCAGACGCAGGAATGTACATGGCGAAAATATGGATATGTACTTGAAGCCATGTGCGGAAGACGCCCACCAGTAACCCGTGTGGGGTTCGGATCAGTAGAGGGAACATACCACAAGTGCAACCTGCAGGCGCTTGCAGAAGCCTTGGCACAATTTCGTAAGGAATGTGAAGTATGTATACATACGAAAGACGCTTTTGTTGCAGCACGGATTTTGAAAATAGATGAAATGGCAGCAACAGATTTCAAAGATACAAAAGGCAAACCGATAAAGAACGCTAAGGAATGGGAGAGTATCTGCAGAAAGATAAAAGAGTGCAGCATCGTGATATCCTCTCACTCTGGAAAGCACACATACTCCGTATGGATGCAGGAGGAAATGAAAAAAGATGGAGGAGATATGGGGAAAGGGATGGAGCCTGAGACCAGAACAGAACCCGGATGACATGGAATACATAGGCACGATCACTAGATCAGGATATAAATTCACGTATTACAAAGACCAGAAAGGAGGAATTTATTTTGACAGCGAGCCAGAGAACGGCAAACCCGAATGGATGCGCCGAGCCGACGAAGAAAGAGGACGACGGAATAGACACAAACATTGAAGCTCTGGAAGAATACATCTGCGAAAATATCTGCAGATACAGAGAAGAAGATTTAAACCAAGAGGAACTGGATTATTTCTGCCATTACTGTGAACTGCAGAAGCATACAGACGGGATCAAAACAGAATATGACAAGATCAATCACTTTGACCATAGCCAGGCTATGAAACTTATGGACAGGTACAAGCATATTGTACTCTGCGAAGAATGTGAGTACAGATATTACTCAGAACCAGAAAACATAGGCTATTGCCAGTGTGTAGAGGGAATACGCAGAAAACTGAAACCAGGGGACGGATGTAGCTGCGGAAAAAGAAAAGAATAACAACAAGAAAAGGGGAAAATTATGAGAACAGTAGCGGTTATTAACTTAAAAGGCGGAGTGGCTAAGACGATCACATCAAACAGCATTGCGTACATCCTTGCAAACCAGGGATACAGAGTGCTCCTGCTTGACAACGATAAGCAAGGGGACGCATCGAGAGGATTGAACCGACGCACCCAGGACGGAGAGGGCATTGACAGGATCATGACGACGCGGCATCCGGAAGACTGGATGCACAAGCTCATCAAAAAAACAGATTTTGAGAATCTGGACGTGCTCCCGGCAAACATGCGCCTGCTTACAGCAAATCAGACGGTCATGCTGGATCAGACACGCCCGCAGCAGTATCGTATCAAGAACGCACTCGAATGTGTCAAGGATCTGTATGATTTCTGCATCATTGACAACGCACCGGATATTAATATCTCCACGATCAATGCGCTGACAGCGTGCAATGATGTATTGATTCCTGTCGAAATCGACGACAACACCGGAGAGGGACTACCGGAGCTTGTCAATCAGATCCGGTATACGCGAGAGGACCTGAACGAAGATCTTGAGAATTATTGGATCTTTATCACGAAATACGACAGAAGAAACGAAGCGCAGCGACAAGGGCTGGAGCTGATCCAGGCAGCAGAATACCCGATGTTAAAAACACGTATCAGATATTCCAGAAAAGTATCAGAGTGTACATATGCGCGAGTTCCGATTCCGAAGTACTCACCGCGTTCTCTGGCGGCAAAGGACTATGAGGATCTTGTAACCGAGTACATTGCGAAGCTGAACATATCAGGAGGTGAGGCATAATGGCTTTTAACCTTGCCGATATGGTTGCGAAACGCCCGAAGCAGACACAGGAAGAAAACTCAAGTGATACGGTGTACAGAGACGTGTTCAAACTGGTTCCGTCAAAAGCGAATTTTTACGGAGTGAAACCAGAGAAATTGCAGGGATTGAAAAATTCTATACTGCTGTTCGGGGTGATGCAGGATGTCCTGATCGAAGAGAGGAACGGAGAAGATTACATCATTTCCGGACACTGCCGGACAATGTGCTGCAGAATGCTGGTAGAGGAGGGACATGAAGAGTTCCGAAAGATCAACTGCAAATACACAAAAGTGAAAGATAATGCTCGCAGGAATTTGTTAGAAATCGAGGAAAGTTGCATTGACGGTTCAGCAACAAGGGAAAATGACGACGCAATATCAAAGTTACTTGAACGCCTGTCTGTTATCCAGGCGAACCGGTTTAGGGATAAATCAGACTGGGAGAAGATGCGAGAAGCTCTGGATACCGAGGAGATCATAAAAGAGCTGAAAAACCTTGCTGGACTGAAAGGCAAAACAAGAGACATCGTACGAGAAACGATCGGCGTATCCGGAACACAGATGGAAAGATACCACGCAGTCCAGAAAAGACTCAGTGCTGAATGGATGGCAGAGTTTGAGGCGGAGAAGATCAACATCACCGTGGCCCGTGAGCTTGCTGATCTGGATGAAAAATACCAGAAGCAGGCTATGGAGCACTACATGGAGCACGACATCATAACGCAAGCGGAAGTAAGAGCTTTTAAGAAACTCCAGGAAGACAACAGAGACATTCCGGGACAGTTCACACTTGCACAGGCAACCGGGCAGCAGAGACCGCCAGAGAATGAGACACCGGTACAACCAGAATTGCAGATAGAGCGACTGTTTGAAGCACTGAACAAAGGCGAGAGAGAAAGAGTTATCAAATGTGACACAAGAATGGCAGCATACTTAATCAGCATCAGATACAGAGACGTCAGGATCAGGAATGGACATTTCAACTATCAGACAGGAAAAGAGGGAATTATATTCAATCCGGACGATACAATGCAGCATACGCTCACATGGAATGAGCTGGCGGAAGAACTGGTGAAAAGATTCGGGAAGAAACAGAAACCGGTGAAAATGGTGTCCATAGACGCACCAGAGAAGCCAGAAAAGAAAAATTCATCAGCGAATAGACCAGTAGAACCGGAAAAGAGCTGCTTTTCGGCAACAGAAGAACCGGACAATAAGCAGCAGGAACATATTGTTGAAGATAACAAAACGTCTGAAAACGATTTTGTTGAAGCTAACAAGATCGCGGAGTGTTCCAGCGACACATTACCGGAAATGAAAAATAACGATCAGCGTAAGGCGTGGCTCAGAGCCTACAAAGACTGGGGACTCTGGTATGAGGATAAAAACATAGGCGTCAAATATTATAAATACGATTTCCAGAACGGAGCACGACTGATCGTGGAAGAGTATGCACCGGATCCAGGAGAACAAAAAAGCTGGTGGGTGTCAAGAATGACAGAGACATATTACATGCACCTAGTAGGCGGACCTGAACCGGATCGAGCTGGCGGAGTGCCAAAATGGACATATCATGCACGCTATGATAAATTTCCAAACTCAGAAACCGAATTGTGTGAGTTCTTAAAAGGCTTACAGAAGTAGCAGGAGGAATAAAAGATGCAGGAAAAGGCGCTTGTTGCTCACTTAGAGTTACATAAAAAAGTAGTAAAAAACGCCTGGATACTCAGTTACGAGGGCCGCAAGGTCCTTGTGATTGAATTTCAGGAGACTGTCACAGAAGATAAAAGCATTGCGTATATCTTCGCCCTGGCTAAAAGCCTGGTATCAGGAAAAGGCAGCGAAACACTCAGCCCGGAGCTGATGAAGATGGTAAAAGGAACCTATGTCCGGATTCTGGACGAAGAAATGAAGAGGCTTATTGATAATGGAATTAAAATGGAGGGATAGAAAATGGAGAAGACTTGCAAAACCTGTAAAGAAAATGATTGTGGTCTTTGCGATCGCACCGGCCGCCTGGTAGAGGACGACGATCAGTGCGAAAAATGGACGGGCAAACAGACAGACTGGAGAACTAGAATGATGAAAACGTTCCTTGCCGGACATTAAGGAGGGCGAAATGGTCAAAAAACTGTATGAGGTAAGAAACAGATCCGGTGACCTGATATTAGAGAATGCGACAAGCGGAGAAATTAGAGAAGAACTGCATTGCACAACGGCGCAGGTCAACAACGCCAGAACCTCCGGAGATCACATTTTCGGAGAATACAAAGTAGAGGAGATCGACAGGAAATTAAGCAGAAAGACGGATTTTGACCTGCTGAGAGAATTTGAGTCCGTCTGCGATCAGCTGTTAGGCAGCAGGAAAGGAAAAAAATGAATAAGAGACAGAAAAAGAAACTATATAAGCAGGAAATCGGCAAAAATCCGCCGAAGAAAATGAAGTATTCCGGGAAAAGCTATCACCGGGCAATAAACAAGCCGTGGGGAGGAAAGAAAACGACAGTAAACTACTCCTGGGACTGCGAGAAGTTGAAAGAAATTGCAGCACAATTTACGAAAGCATGGGCCGGTACCTGGGTAACAATAGAAAAGGCAGCGGATGCACTGATAAAGCTGTTTTCAGGTATAGGAATCAATATTTCAGAAGTTCCGGAAAGCTCATACGCGGTAAATACGAGAAATGTGGTAAATACAACAAAAAAATTGACAGCACACCGCAGGAAAAGAGGTGAATGGAATTGAACTATGCAACAGCAGAGGCGGAGGACAACAGAGAGAAGATTCTGAGATTCATTGCTAAATATATAAAGTGGCACTGCTATCCGCCGGCTATTTACGAGATCGCGGCAGATACAGGACTGTCAAAAGCAACAGTTAGACGACATATAACAATGCTGCTTGAGGATCACATCCTTGAGACGGAACATCCGGGAGACTCAAGAGCATATCGTATCAAAGACACAAAAATAGTGATGGTAAAGGAGAAAAAGACGCATGGAAATGATAATTCAAAATGAAACCGGTAATTTTACGCTGCATGTACGAATCTCAGACTCAAAAGAATATGATTTTCTCAAGGACGTGACAGAACTGGCACGAAAGTACGATTTTGAAAACGATGATTTTCCTGAGCTTGAAGATCCGGAAGAGAATCAGGTACCGGAGACGATCAGCGAAGCTACAGAAGAATACAAAGGATTTTTACATATTCGCTGCGAAGAATGTGGAGAGACAATCTCGTACAACGCAAAAGAGCCAGAGACACAGCACAAATGTAAGAAATGCGGACACGTAACACAGCTTAGAACTTTAAAGCCAATGTATGCAGAGTGCAAAGCCTGCGGAAGTTCATGGAAGTACATGACAAACAGAAACACTGCAGAACTGACACAGGAATGCTTACAGTGCGGAAGTTTGATTGACATGGAAATGAATTCACGTCGCACAGCATATGTAACAAAAACGAAACGGGGGGGGTCAAGACCTCTAAGAAGTAGATTCAAGAGGAGAATGTGATGAATAAAGTAATTTTAATGGGACGTTTAACCAGAGATCCGGAAGTGCGCTACGCTTCCGGAGACAACCTAGCAATTGCCAGATATACACTTGCAGTAGACCGGAGATTCCATCGTGACGGCGAGGCAAGTGCAGACTTTATCAATTGCGTGACTTTTGGCCGCGCTGCGGAGTTTGCAGAAAAATATCTACGCCAGGGAACTAAAATTGCTGTTTCTGGACGCATCCAGACCGGCAGTTATACAAACAGGGACGGACACAAGGTATATACAACAGAAATCGTAGTTGAGGAACAGGAATTTGCAGAGGGAAAGAACGCCGGATCCGGCAGCAGTCGCCCACAGCCAGCTCCTGAAACAGATCCAGACGGTTTTATGAATATTCCGGAGGGAATAGAGGAAGAAATGCCGTTTTGATGAAAAGGAGAAAAACATGACGAGATTAACTAAAAGAAATGGTAGAAATATCACATATAACGAAAAACGAGAATTTATATGTTCACATTACTGCAATAACTGCTCACGTGGAACTGGTGATTGTGAAATTTTGAAAACCATGATTGAAAAACTTGCTGATTACGAAGACGCGGAGGAAATGAAAGAAAATGGATGCTAAAGAGGCAAAAGTGATTGCAAACCAGAAGAGACAGACAAGCTGGCTGAAAGATTATCATACAAATTATAAGGAAAAGCTGGAGGAACACAGAAATGCAGTCATTTCCGAAACAGAAAAAGAAAAAACGAGCTAAGAAGAAAGAGCCAGAGAGACCGAGTATCATGCACAGCAGAGAAAGCGGCACTTGTTATCTCTGCGTAAAACTGCATAACAATTACAGAAGATACCAGGCACTCCAGGAACATCACATATTTGGAGGGTGTCCAAATCGGACACATTCCGGACATTACGGGCTAAAAGTGTATCTATGCAATATACATCATCTTGCAGGAACAGGACCGGAAGCTGTACACGCAAATAAGAAGATCATGGCCATGCTACATGAAGATGGCCAGAGAACTTTTGAAGAAAACTGGGGAAGTAGAACAGAGTTCATGAAGATTTTTGGAAAAAATTTTATAATGGAGGATTAAAGCCATGATGGACATAGGAGACGTAAAGAAAGTTATTGACAACGTAGCGCAGAAGCCATTCCTTTGCAGTGACACTGAGATTGAGACACAGAACGGATACATAATCACAACAAAAGCACATTATGACGAACTTCTAATTGCGAAAAGAAAAGAAATCCCTTGCAGAGTTTCACAGAGAGAGGACGGACTCTGGGAGTGTCCGGTATGCGGAGCAACAGATCAGCATGGACATAACTACTGCGATCAGTGCGGACAGAGACTGGGATGGAAAAATCCATTACAAAATCAGAAAGGGGAATAAAAATGTCAGAAGTGTTCATAAGAAGCCAAAAGAAAAACTGCTTGTACAGATTTGGAGGGAATTGTACATGCATAAGCTACGATAGTATTCAAGAAACGACTGGAGGAAAGAAATACAGAGTATGTATTAATAACGGCGGATTGCATAACGACACGCTTGGGATATACAAAAGCGAAAAACGCTGCATAGAAATTCTTGACGAGATACAAAAAGTGTGCGGATCTTATCTGTACGCAAACGGAGCAACTGGCTTCTTGCAGGGGACAGTAGGGTTTCCGCCAATGGCGGCGAGCATACCGCGTTTATATGAAATGCCAGAAGAATAAAGGAGAGTAGAAATGCCAAACGTGAGACCGCTGAACAGAAAGAAATATAATATATCAAAGAGAGCTTTTCAGACCGCATACAACTATTGCTTGCAGTATACAGAGTGGAAAGAGGAGCTGGCCGTAAAGAGAGACACAAGAGCCGGACAGAATCTGACTGGACAGCCGGGATCACATAACTGTTCTGACTCAACTGCAGACGCAGCCATGGAAGCAGCAGAGATCACACGCAAGATAAAGAAGATCGAAGAGGCAGCCATGGAAGCTGTAGGAAAAGAAAAAGAGCTGTATCCATATCTGCTGTATTATGTGACAACAGAGTACTGTACATTCCAGGTGATGAAAGCCAGAGGCATTCCATGCGAGAGGTCATGCTTCTACGAGATTCGCCGGAGGTTTTACAGTATCATAGCAAGGAGGATTAAATGATAGAGTGTAACAAATGTAAAGCACAGGTAAATCTTAAAGTGAAAGAGGAACGTATACCAGGAACGGAGTTGGATGTTCAGTATATTCAGTGTGAAGAATGCAAAAAGAAATATATCGTTTTGCTGAAAGACGGCAAGACAAAAGCAATGCTGCTACGCGCTAAGAACATGCAGGCCAGATACAGACGGATGTACGGGAGAAAGAACGTTGCGGAGGTGGAAACATACAGAAAGCACATGGAGAATTACCAGAGAACAATACAGAGGTATCAGCTGCAGCTGAGAAACAATAACAAGAACCTGATAAAAGACTATCTGTAACTGCGGTACTCGCAGGACAATATAAGTGATATATTGATAGCGTGGTATAAAGATAAACCGCACGATAATTCCCCTCGAGGAGAGCTTGCAAACAGCAGGCTCTCTTTTTGGCTAGGAGGACACAATGACACAGCAGGAGATAGAGTTCGTGAGGTGGTGCGTGGCGAATGATATACACAGGTTCTATGTGTGGGGCAAATGGAAGCAGGTCCGGCAGCAGGTGCTGGACATGGATCACAACGAATGTCAGAGGTGCAGAGAGCAGCACAAGTATACTGCAGCTACGACAGTACATCATGTGAACTATGTCAAGCGGCATCCGGAGATGGCTCTGGACATCTGGTACGAATGGCATGGAGTCCGTAAAAGAAATCTGATAAGTCTATGCCATGACTGCCATGAGGCGGTGCATGGATACAGAAAAACGAAGCGCCAGGAGCAGCTGACAGAGGAGCGCTGGGACTGACTCCCCCCCGTCGGAAAATTTGCAATTTTTGGCGGCCGGCCGGAGACAGATCGGAAGAGCACACGTCTGAACTCCAGTCAC